CTAATATGGCTATGAAATTGGCATTTGAGAAAGCCAAAAAATCTTGTAAGTAAGTACTCACTTAACATATAATAATTCCACGCCTACGCATGGGCTTACATGCGGATTTAATCCTTACTGTGGAGGTATGCAAAATGAGTGATAGTCGCTTTGGTTGGAGTCAAGACGAGTCTGGTGATTCGATAACTACTGAGAGTGCAAAAGAACCTAGCATGATCAGAGAAGTACCAGAATTTGAAGAACCCCAAGAAGAAATTACTCAAACTGAGCCAGAACCTAAGCCCGAAGCTGAGGCCTCAGAAGAGGAGCCAGAAAATGAGGGTGAAGAGAAGGCAAATGAGGAAGCTGCACCTAAGAAGAAAAAAGGTGGTCTGCAAAAGCGGATGGATAAGCTTACTCGACAGGCGAAAGAATCAAAAGCTCGAGAATTAGCGCTTCAGCGTAAAATTGAAGAGATGGAAAGGGAGAACGCACGTAATGTGCCTAAGCCTGATCCTATCGACTTTGAAACGATTGAAGATTATGACGCTGCTATGAATGAGTACGAAGCTGCGCAGGATACAGTACAAGAGGATGATTATAATTCTGTTGTTGCTGAAGCTGCCGCTGATATTAAGCTAGAGTCTGAATTATGGGATGATCGTCCCGATGATTTTGACGAGGTTGTACAATCACAAGGTTATGTAATGAATGACATGACTTTGGTGATGATAAGCGAAATGGAAGAGGCTGCTCCTGAAGTGCTTTACCATATTGCTAGCAATCCTGAATTAGCCTTAAGTCTCAGCAAGTATCGTACACAGACAAGATTGGAAAAAGCTTTAAACAAGATTGTGGATAGCTTAGGCCATGAAGAAGCAGAAGATGAAGCTGATGAGCCAGAGATTCCTTCAAGCAAAAAAACCACAAAGGCACCAGAGCCTATAAACCCTGTTGGTGGTCGAAACTCAGCGCAAAGCAAAGCGATGAAGAATATGAGCCAAGCCGAATACAATGCCCATATGGACAAAGTAGAAAGTGAAAAGGGAAGATTCTGGTAGCCAGTAATGAGGAATTAAATCATGGCTAACAATTTTTTAACCGATGACATTATTGTCAAAGACGCACTACGTTTACTTAAAAACGAATTAGTGCTTGCTCCATTAGTCTATCAAGACTATAAAAGACGCTTTAACAAGAAAGGCGATAACATCCGTTTAGAGCTTCCTTACCGTACTAAAGCTGCTGACGGCCCAACTTTGCAAGTTCAACCAATGGTAGATTTAAACACTAATCTTACTATTGACCGTCAAAAGCACTTCGGTATTGAGTTCTCTCAAACTGACCGTACTTTAAGCATTCAAATGTTCCGTGAGCGTTACTTGCGCTCTGGTATTGTTCAGATTGCTAACAGTATTGACCGCTCTATTGCTGTGGCGATTAAAACTCAAAGCTTCTGGTATGCTGGTGTTCCTGGTACTGTTCCTGGTTCTTACTCTGCATTCTCTGGTGCTCGAGCTTTACAAACTAAGCACGCTGTACCTGATGACGGTATGAGACGCGCTGTAACTAACCCTATTACTTGTTCTGTGCTTTCTAACGAAGTTAAAGATCTATTCAATGAGAAGATGGTTAAAGATGCTTACGTTAAAGGCTATTACGGTGATGTAGCTGGTTACTCAATGCACGAGTCAAACAACTTGCCAACTCATACGGTGGGTGATTATGGTGGCACTCCCTTGATTAATGGAGCTAGCCAAACTGGTGACTCATTGGTAACTGATGGTTGGACAGCTTCAACTCAAGTGTTAAATGCTGGTGACATCATCCGTATTGCTGGTGTTTATGGTATTAACCCACAGAATTATGAAAACTCTGGTTATTTACAATCGTTTGTAGTCCAGCAAGACGTAGTTTCTGATGGTGCGGGTAACGCGACAATTGTTGTAGGCCCAGCGTTAAATGACGGTACTTTGACTACGCAGAACGATAATGGTCAAACTGTAAGCTTAACTGCTTATCAAAACGTTACTAATGCGCCTGCTGACAATGCTGCTATTGAAGTAATTGGTGCGGCTAACACTACTTACAACCAAGACCTTCTGTTCCATCGTGAAGCTTGTGCTTTAGCGATGATCGACATTGAAGAGCCTGAAAGTGCTGTAGTTGCTGAGCGTGCGCGTGATGATCAAGCTGGTTTATCCATGCTTATGACAGCGGGTTATGATATTAACAACTTCCGTCAGGTGTATCGTATTGATGCGCTGTGGGGTGTTCGTTGTATCTATCCTGAGCTATCCTTGCGTATGTGGGGTTCTTCGCCTGAAACATTCTAATAAGAGTGTAAATGGTGTATCATTAAAGCCTGCCTATACGGTGGGCTTTTTTGATTTTGGAGATTAATTACGTGGTTATTTTGTATCATGCTAAATACGCTCGTTCGGGTAAAACTTTTACCGAGGAAGAAGCTAAAAGGCATTGTGGAAGGAATGGCTGGGTAGATAGTCCCGCAAAGTTAAATCAAAAGAGTTTCGTTCAAACCTTATTAAACCTTTTCCGAGGATAACTGAAATGCCAAAAGAAAACCCTAATTACAATCCCGACCGTGACGATGATTCAATGCGTTATCATCCACAGAAAAAAGCCCCTATGACTATTCTTTACCATCCTAGTGAAGCCCCAAAAGGCCGTACTTTGACTGCTGAGCAAGCGGCTTCTATCGATGGCAAAGATGGTTGGGTTGATAGTCCTGCTAAATTCCCTAAGACAACTTCTAAGAGTCAAGATGCCTCTAAAGCTAAGACTGATCAAATTGTAGAAGCTGCTGTAAAGGAAGAGAAAAAGAGACAAGCAAAGGCTAAGAAGTCTGAAGAATAAAGGAGTTCGCTTATGAGTGGAACATCAATGACAGCGCAGGAAATTGTAGCTACTGCCTTACGAAAGCTAGGCGTAGTTAACCGTAGAGATACCATCAACTCTCAAGAAATGGAAGACGGTTTAGAGGCTCTATGGATGTTGCTAGATAGTTGGAACACTCAAAGTTTTATGATTCCTTTTTACACTAAGCTTACCTTCCCTATTGACCCTAGTAAGCGTGAGTATACGATTGGCCCTAACGGTGATTTTGATGTCCCTAGGCCTCTTGAAATTATAGAGGCTTATTGGACAGATCCCGTAGGTACTAGCTATCGCATGACTAGGGCGGGGGTTCAGGACTTTGTGGAAGGCTACCCATTTAAAGAAACAACGGTGGGAAGGCCTTACCAATTTTACTATGAGCCTTCTATTCCTGCTGGTCAGATTAGGCTGCAGTTTTTTCCTTTGGAGGGTGATTTCTTGAATTTAATTGTTGAACTTCCTTTTTCTGCTGAGTACGCGCCATGCAATGCTAGTTGTCAGACTGATTGCTCTACGAGTGAGACTGCTGATTCTACGGATTATAGGATTTCGATAAGTAATCCTAATGATTTGGCAATTACTCAGAATCAGATCAATTTACTCACTGCCAACATGAGAACCTATGTAGATGGGCGCTGTGAGTCTTGCTGTGATCCGTCTTTTGCTTATGGCTTTGATACTGGCATTCAGTTCAATGGCACGGGAAATACTGATGATGACGCGACTATTACACTTAATGGCACTGAGGATTCTGTCACTGAGAACATCGTTATTACGTTTAGTGATGCGAATAATTACTCGGTTGTTGGTGATGTGTCTGGTGCTTTAGGTTCTAGTGTTGTTGGTGTTGCGTTTAGTTCGCCAGTTGTTGAGATGGTGATTAATGCAGGCACCGTGCCCTTTGATGCGGGAGATGAGTACTCACTAACTTTATGGCGTACTGAGGCTAACTTAAAAGCCAAGACTACAATGAATCCAACGCAGCTTTGTGTGACTGAGGCTACTACGTTCCCACCAGGCTATCAGAATTGCCTTATTTGGAATTTAGCTGAGTTCTTAGCCCCTGAGTACAATATGGAGGCAGCACCCCCTACGGTGACTAGAATGGCTATAACGTCACTTAATAACATTAAGGCAAGAAATAGCCGAGTACCTAGAGCGGTTATTGATACTGCACTGCGCCAAAGATGGCTGTGGTATAACGTGCAATCTGGGCCTACTGGCGTGAGTGGTGGCTGGTAATGCCAGTTAGAACGCCTATTCCTTTTGCATTACAGAAAGGTGACGCTAGATCACAGGTTAGCTCGTTAGAGAATGTTATAAACTTTTATCCTGAGATTACTGAAAGATCCGCTACGGATTATGCGTTAATCTCTACGCCTGGTAGTAAACCTTTTTCATTTATCCCTAATGTGAGCGGGATATTAGAAACTCATGTATTGAATGGAGTTTTGTACGTTTTTACCAATGAAGCGTTATACCGAGCGTCTAATGGTGGTTATGCAAAGCTTGCTGATCATCAATTAAATGGCAGGGTTTCTGTTGCTGATAATGGTCTATCTTTGGCTTATGTTGATGGTGTTAAGGGCTATGGTTATACGCCTGAGTCTTTTACGCATGTTGAGTTAGATATTCCTCCCTCTGATACGATTACTTTTCAAGATGGTTATTTTGCAATTAACTATAAGAAAACTCGTCAATGGGCTGTATCTAATTTAAACTCATTGGTGTTTGACCCCTTGGATTTTGCTAGTGCTGAGGGTGCGCCTGATTTTTTAGTGGCTGTGGTTTCACATCTCAGGCAGATGTACTTGTTTGGTGAGCGTACCTTGGAGATTTGGTATAACTCTGCTGAAGAGTTCCCTTTTACTCGTATTCAGGGTGCATTCATTGAGAAGGGATTAGCTGGAAGTGATGCGGTAACTCGTACAGATAACACAATCTTTTTTTTAGGTGACGATAAAATAGTTTACATGCTATCTGGATTTGAGCCTATGCGAGTTTCAAACTTCTCGCTTGAAGAATCTATTGAAATGGCAGATTTAAGCAATGCCAAGATGTTTACTTATACACAAGAAGGTCATATTTTTGTTTGGTTGACAGTGCCTACTGTGAATAAGTCTTTTGTTTATGATACGACTTCAGGGCTTTGGCATGAGCGAAGTACCTTTTCTGACGATGTTTTTGGTAGGCATTTGGCTAATTGTGCGTCTTATTTCCAAGGCCAAACTATTGTTGGCGATTATAGAGACGGCAATCTTTATACGTTAGATTTGAATTATCCTTATGATGGGCAACAATTAATTGAGCGGGAGGTTACATTACCGCCAATTTATGCTCAGGGAAATAGGTTTAGACATGGGTTTTTTGTATTGAAAGCTCAAAACTTCTCGAATGATATTGTTCCTATTCAAACACAAACACTAGGGTGGACTGCAGACAGTACTTGTGTGACAGCTGATTCTACAATTGACTATGCTTCTGGTTACCAAGGAAGCCCAGACTGCAGCTGTGATGCTATTCCTGACGTTTCACAAGAGCCTAAAGTGGGGCTGTCTATGACTGATAATCATGGATTAACGTGGACGCCTTACGATTGGGAGCCTATCGCTATCCGTGGTAAACGTGAGATTCGTACTCAGTGGACTAAGTTGGGTAGCTCTTATGAGAGGACTTATCGGTTGAGATTGGTAGCTCCTTTTGTACAAAATTGGATAGGTGCTCAAATTGCCTAAGCAAAGCCAAGGAATACCACCAGCTAATCAGCCTTATGTTAATCAAGATTTAACGGGTTCGCCTTGGTTGGTTCAATTTTTGAATGATGTTTCGCGTGAGTTATTTAGTGCTACTGGGACTATTTCACAGATGCAGCAAAAGATAGAAGCCCTGGAAACTACAGTACAAGATTTGCAGAATCAAATTGATAGTAAATGCCCATAAAAGTATAATTGGGTTATTAATTTCGGAGGTTTATCATGATGTGGCAGGCTATGGCTTTACAGGGCGGAAGTTCGATGCTTTCTGGCATAGGTGCTGGCCTTGGAGGAAAAAAGAAGAAGGAAGGCTTGGAAGATGCTACTGCTGAGATTCTTTTAGGTGCCAAAAAGGGCAGAGAAGAAGCAGGGCGCACTTATGGCCGATCAAAAAAACTCTGGAAGCCTTGGAGACAGTCAGCAGAAACATCCATGTCAATTATGCGTGATGGCTTGTTAAGTGGCGAGTTTCAGCCTGGTACATTTGAGTTTGATTACGAGAAATACACCTCAAGCCCCGATTATCAATTTGCTTTTAATGAAGGTCAGAAAGCTTTAGAGCGTTCTGCGGCTGCGCGTGGTAAGCAATTTTCTGGTGAGCAAATGAAAGCCCTTCAAGATTATGGTCAGCAAGCAGGTTACGGCATGGCTTATCAGCGTGCGCGTGATGAGTTTGATTTAGCTGAGCGTGGCAAAGCTCAACAGCTACAAAACTGGCGTGGATTCTATCAGGATACAATGCCTGGTATGTATCAGACTGATGCGGCTAGTAACCGTTATGGTTCAGCATTGGAAAATTATAACATGATGGAAGCGCAAGCTAAGGCTGCTGAGCAAATGGGTAAGGGGTCTATTGATGCTAATGTATTGCAGCAACAGTTTTCTTTAGCTTCTAATGCTATGCAAAATGCTTCAACAATGGACTTCGGCAGATTGAAAGGAGGTGGCTAATGGCAATTGATCCAGTAAATGCGACCGCTGTTTTAAGACAGGGTAATCAAGTACCAGACTTTGCTAGTGCAGGGAAATACCGTGAAAGCCTAGGTTCTATACAAGAGCGCGGTCAGCGCATGCAGATGAATGACTTTAACCTTAAGCAGGCTCAGTACAACCTTGATCAGCAAAAAGCCGAGCAAGAAGCTGCTAAGCAGTCCCAAGCTGAGTACGAAGGTTTGTTGATGAAAATTCAAGAGGGTAACGGTGATGACCGTGATTTGGCAATGCTTGGAATGTATGGCAGGTTTCCCCGACAAGCTAAGCAATTGGATGAGTATCTTGTTTCTCTTGATGAGCGTGACCGTCAAGAGCTTGCGCGTAAGAATGCTACCCGCGGTGATTTTTTCTATCAAACTTTAGAGGCGCACAAGAAGAATCCTAAGTTTGCGCAAAAACTCTACCGAGATATGAAAATGAAATTACCTGCAGACTATATTGAAGATATGCCTGAAGAATTTGATCCTGTCTTCGCTGAACAATCAATGATTGAAGCGGGAATTATGGATAATCGTTTACAGGCTGAGGATCAAGGCGCTCGTAAGTTTCAACAAGACATGCAGAAGCTTGAAAGAGAACACGAGCTTTTGACCGCTAGAGAAACCCAAAAACAGCAAGGCCGCGAGTCTGAAGCTAAACTGAAAGCTAGACTTTACGGTGCCGATAAGCGTGGAACCTTTGGCAAGAAGGATGGCGCTAAGTTTTTGAAAGACAGCTATGATGAGCTTGATATGGATGGCGATACTCGTGCTGCTATTTTGGAAACTGCTAGTAAAATTTATGGCAACGGTGAAGATAGAGACTATGAGACTTCTTTCTTTCAGGCTTTGCGACTTCATGGCAGAAATGTGCCAGAAGCTGAAATGGAAGAACAGCAAACTACAATGAATGATCCTTTAGGTATTTTATGAGTGAGTATCTTAATGCAGTCCGTCAAAAGTACCCAGCCTATAAAGATACCCCTGATGATAAATTAGCTGAAGGACTTTATAACTTAGGCGTTAATCAAAAAGGGTATCAAGGTACTCGTGAACAATTTTTTGGTGAGATAGGGTATACTAGCCCAGTCCCTATGGGACAAGCTGGCTTACCAGCCTCGGAACCTGCCCCTACTTCGGTGGGGGCAACCGAGTTACAGCCTATGCAGCAACCGATGCAGGCTCCTGAAATCCCCCAACAAGAAGAATATAAATATAAGCTTTCCGAAATGATCACGCCTATTCAATCGGCTAAGGATTATTGGACTAAAGGCATGGATACTGATAGGTATGCTGCTGGTGCTATTGGCTCGTTTGTTGAAACTGGGCTTGGTTTTAAAGATGCGCTTAATTCAAAAATCTTAGAAATTCAAAATCAACAGTTAAGTGATATGAAGGCGATGGGTTATATCCAGCCCCCTCAATATGAACAATATCAAGAAGAAATGATTACGCCTGTTGAAGAGTATAAGGCTCAAAACCTAGAAGAGTTACAAAGAGCGCAGGAAGTTTCTGAGTTTATTGCGCAAGAAGAATTAGAGGCTACTCCTGAAAATCTTAATCTTGCTCAGCGTGGTTTACGTGGCGGCTTTCAATCACTGTTTTTAAATGCTCCTGCAACTGTTGCATCTATTGCTAATAAGAATCCTTGGGCTATGGCTTATTATGGCGGCAGCTCTTTTTCTGATTCTTATGCTGATGCTAAGCGTGAGGGTGCAAGTGATTCGGTGGCTGCTTTGCGTGGTGGTGGCTCTGCTATTATGGAGATTGGCACAGAGATTATTCCAGGTAAATTCCTTGGTAAGATTTTTAAAGGCGGTGCAGACCGAGGAAAAGAGATTTTAGCTAACCTTGGCACTGAGCAAGTAGGCGAGCTATTAAACTTCCTCGGCAATACAGCTATGGATATTTCCCTTAAGACGGGTATTGGTCAGAACTGGGATAATATGACTGATGAGCAAAAAGCTGATTACTTGAAAGCTGGCATGGCTGATACTGCAGCCTCTACGTTGTTTGCCTCAAGTGTTCAATCTGGTGCTGCTGCTGGTGCTGGTGCAACTATTGAGAAGGATCAAGAAGCTTTACTTAAACGCGATATTAAACGGGAAATTGAGCAGCAATTAG